CTATGTTGCCGCGATACGATTTGTCATGTGCAATGAACTAACGTCGTTTCGCGGTAACTTTATGCCCCACCCATGCCCCATCACATCAGCTCGAGCATATTTCCCTTTGCTGGCATGGACACGAATGATGCGACCTTTGAACCCGGCGTTGCGGAGTGTCTCCTCCGCCATGTCTCCACCTTGGTTCGTCTCGATGACTATCGCGTCAGCTTCGTGTTGTTCATAGGCCGATATGGCTTTCTTGGCCCATCCGGCAGGTGAATATTTACCGCTGTAATCGCCATCCACAGAGAACTGCTTTTTATCACCAGCACCATATGAGCTGGCAGCGACAATACCTGTTTCATCGCTTTCGTCGCTGTTTGTTGCCTGCGGGTCAATGGCTACGACAGTGCGAACCTTATCGTGATGAATTTGCAGTTCGCGTGCCGCGCTGATCATCGCCTCTGTCCACAGAGCGCCTTCTGCATTAAACCTGCGAGGCCTCTGCATATACTGCGCTTCGGCAGTGCGTCTGTGAGAGAACAGCGATACGCGGTGCGATTCATTGTGCTTGAACGGCCACAGCCAGCCATCAGGCAGTCCGTGGTCAATCGGTATAGCGTGTGAGTTTTCAGGGTACTGCGCTGCGTATGGCTGACTATTGTCGATAATCACCGGCAGATTCAGGTGATGCCATTTCTCTCCACTCCCGCCTCTCAGCAGATAGCCGCTCAGGTCGTGGTAATGGATTCGCTGCATGATGACAATCATCGGCGTCGTCTCGATCGCCAGTCGTGATTTAATTGTCTCGTTAAAGCGGTTGTTTACCCCGTCGCGGACGATCTCTGAGTAAGCGTCATCTGGCTTAACCGGGTCATCGATAATCAGCGCGCCCTGCCAGCCCGGTTCCATGTGTCCGGCACGAAAGCCGGTAACCTGTCCCGCAGCTGACGAAGCATAAACGCCGCCGCCGTGCTCGGTCCACCACATCGCCTTACTGTCAGCGTCATCGCGTAGCGACATCGGCCACATAGACTGATAGGCCTGCGACTTAATCATGCCGCGTGCGGTGGAGGAGTTCAGCAGCGCCAGATTGTGCGAATAGGACAGGTGCATGAATCGGGCCCGGCAGTTCAGCGCCAGCCCGCGCCCCATCATGTTGATGGTCGCCAGCTCCGTTTTTGTGTACCCAGGCGGGACGTTGATGATCAGGCGCTGAATCTCACCATCAATGACGCGGTCCAGTGTTTGCTGAATCACCTTATGGTGAGGCGCGACTATCATCTTTCCACCGGTGCGCTGCTTGAAGAAGTAGCGAGCGTAATAGAGCCCGTCCTCTTCGCATTCAACCTTACGGGCAAATGCCCTTTGCTCAGCAGTCGTCATCCTCCATCATCTCCTGCCGTGCGGATTTGTATTCCTCTTTGCTCATGGTGATCGTCTGGATGGCGCCACCATTCGGGCCGGAATGTTCAAACTTGTGCTTATTGGTGTAGGCATCGCCGCATTCCTTTGCAGCCTGCTCGATGATCTCTGCCGTAAGCGCGAGGTTCTTCATGCCCTCGGCGCGCGTTGCCATGCGGTCGAGAACTCGAAGGCGGTACGCCTTGTTGGCGATCGGAATATCGGAGATTTCATTCTGGAAGCGTTCGCGGGTGGCATTGAACATGTCCACCCATTTCTGCGCCAGCCCCCTGCCGTTTGCTTTCGTCGGGTCGTGGGATTCGACCTGCTGACGTGTGATGCTCAGGCCAAATTCTTTTTTGACCAGCTCAACCACCTGAGATGGAGTATCGAAGCAGGCAAGAGACTGAACGATGAAGGCTTTGACCTCACCTTTCAGTGTCGCCATAGATTACCTGCCTGTCATAATCAGTCATATTGTTAGGCCAGTTTTAGCATGCACGTCCCGCATGACCTGGCTATATCGATGTGAGCCACTTCTGCTGGCGAGTTGGCCGCATCAACGAGCTCCTGTACTTCTTTGCTGGCACCGTATCGACGTACGACACCTGTGAATTCTTCGACGTCGTGACCGCGCAGTGTGAGCACTGGCTGCCCGGTATCTTTGTTGAACTTGGGCGCACCGAAATCATCGGTGGCCTGGGCGATGTGGTAAAGCTCATGCTCTACCAGAGCGCAGAATTCGAGGTCGCTGCATTGTGAGCAGTAATCGGCTGCCAGCGTGATGATGAACTTCGGGATGCGCCCGAACCATTCATGCATCTGCTGTTCCATTCTGGCTTTCTGCCAGCCACCGGCGCGTAGCATTACCTGCTCGGCTTGGCCGAGGACATACCGCCCTTTCTTAGCGAACGAATCGGACGCCCACATGAAGCAGAGGTCAGCCTCTAACAGGTGTTCGTGGTCAGGGTTATGGATGCTGCCGGAATCGCTGAGGATTTGGCGGCTTACCCACTCATGCACTTCATTGGCGGGAATGAGCCGGGTGTATGGCTGCCAGTTGTCGGAGGCGATGAAGTTAACTGGCGGATAAGGCCTGCGCTCGTCATCGTTAGCCATGGATTACTCCGTTATCTCTTTACAGGCTCATACTTCAACTTCTGGCTAATGCCATACTTAACGATGAAGTTACCCACCTTTTGGTAATCAGGCTCGCAACGCATCATCAAGCAGAGCAGTGTCAGCGTCTTGATGTAAACGGGAAGCCACCACCTGCTTTTGATTTCAACTGACAGTCTGCTCATCGCCATTGGTGTCTTCCTCTGCCGGTACTGGCGTGAACTGCACACGCTTCACATCGGCCGGAGCGAAATAAAGCCACTCGCCCGTTTCGGTGGCCAGCGGCACAAAGCCATTAACCAGCTCAGGCTGACGACGAGTCATTTTGCCCGTGAAGGTTTCGCCAGTCTGGGTGGTTAACGTGATTTGGTAGATGTCGGACATTGAGAGCCTCTTTATCCCCTACAGGGTATATTTACGATTTATCCGCTATAGCCATTACGATGGGTCTGCCCATGGTGATAGCAATAGAGAACCACCAGCCCAGTGGCTCACTGTTTTTTTGATGTGGCTGAACACTCCAACCTGACAGCTTCGCTTATGGGAAACTTCCCATACCCACTTAATGTCACGCTGCTAAATTCAAGGTGTAACGAATATGCATTTGCATGCCCTCAAAAGAATTTGGATTCCCTTCCTTTGAGGGCTTCTTTTCCCATTATCAAGCCCACCAGCAGGTGAGCTTTGTAATGGAAAGCCGTTGTGAAAGTGGCTCTCAAAAACCACAGATTTGTGGTTATGCGGCCAAGCGGTGCTGCTCTTCGATAAGTGGCTGGCGGTGATTACGCTCGAACATGCCGCGCAGCACTTCTTTGCGTTGTTCGAAGTCCCACCCCATGCTGATGAATACCGTGTTGGCGCGCTGTAGCTCGGTGATGCAGTGAATTTGTTCCGGCGTCAGGTAATCGCGGATCGGCTCTTTCTTCCCGATTTCGTGATGCACGCGGAACTTGGCCGCCGTCATGCCCAGCGCCAGTCGGTTAATCAGGTCAGCTTCGTTGCTGAAGTGATGCGGGGCGATCTGCTTACCCTGCGCCTCACGCTCATGCTTGATGGCATCGGTCATAGGCTTGTACTCCAGACGCGCCGAGTTGCGATCCATCTTCTTCTTCGCCAGCGCGCTGCGCATAGTGAAGAATTCATATACCAAGCGCTTTTTGAATTCACGCACAACTTCATTGTTTCGCATGTAGGTGATCAACAGCGTGGTTTGCTGTTCGTTTAGCAGTGCTATTTCCTGCTTCTGCATGCCCCCATCCGTTTGAAAGGGTCGCATTTCAAATTCCACCCTTCCGAATTCTTCGAGGTCGCTTTTGTACTTCCTGATGAGTTGAATCACTGGCTTGTGATCCTTCATAACACCACTGGCGATCACTGCCGAGTTGGTGACCAGGTCTAGCTTCTTGATTTCAACTAATTGCATGGCGTGTACCTTTCTTTGAGATGAACCTTTGCCGCATAGGAAATCAGCCCGTCGAGGCTCGCCAGCACTAACTGACTTCCTCAAAGGCTCATTTCAAAGGGTATGGTTCGACGTGGGTTGAATGCGCTGCGGTGCGCGGTGAAATTCGGGCATAAAAAAGCCCGACCGAAGTCAGGCTCTGTTATTTGGGTGACGAATCACTTAAGACACTGCTCTTTGATGTAGTCCTGCATGCCGCGAATCATTTTGTCAGCGGTTGCGATTCCGTCCCGGTGATCGAAATAATTCCGTCGAGCGTCTTGAGTAAGTTCGGGGGTTCCTGCATCATCCACGCCGGTGGCGGAGGTGGCTTTTGACACTCCAGGGCAGGTTGCGGCGATGCGCAGCCGTTTAGCGCCAGAATCGACATCCCGACGCAAATCGTTAATGGTTTTTTTCGCATCGGACAATTCCTTCGTGTATTTGGCATCCAGTGCAGCCACATCTCTCTGGCGGGCCTGCATGTCTTTGATGGTGTCGTTAGCCATGCGGAGACTCTTGGTGGCTTTATCTCGCTGGTCTTTGTAGGTGATGGCATTATCGCGGTAGTGGTTCACGAAGAACACCAGCATGCCGATTACCGCCACCACCAGCAACTGCAACCAGTAACGTTTGACCAGTGCACCAATCACGACAGGAACAGAGCGCGCTCTGCCTCACGGCGACGTGTCAGGCCATTCAGCACCTTCCCACCAGCTTTATTCCAGCGCAGGAACTCATCGGCTGCACCAGCGTAATCACCGGCGTTGAGTTTTCGCAGAAGGGTCGATGTCGACAGTGACCGAGCGCCGAGGTTATACGTGAACGACACCAGGGCGTCGAATTGCCCCTGAGTCAAGCCGACTTTAACCAGGCGGGACACGTCGTTTTCATAGCTGACCAGCCCGGTCTTCAGCAGACGTTCTGCTGTTTCCTGCTTAATCGTCATCCCGGCGCGGATTAGTTTTCCATCGACAGGCTGAGTCCAGCCATAGCCAATCGTCCAGACGCCAACGCTATCCTGGTACGCGGTGAGTTTGCAGCCTTCGAACTCTTTGATCAGGGCAATGCCCTTTTCGCTGGTTTGCATGGACTACTCCGTTATAACGACCTTCGCCAGGTTCCCGCGAGCCAGCCACACCGCCATGCAGATGACGGAGTTAAGCAGCAGATCGCCGAGGTTAACCTGTACGTAGTGGCCGAGCAGAATGTTGAAGGCGTTGAATCCGGCGGCAAGAATGACCAGGTAGGCCAGTACCGCGACACTCAGGCGATGACGCTTTCCCTCCTTCCGGAAAAACATCAGCCTGACCATGATTAACAGGCAAACTATGGCGTTTGCATCCATCAGAAGAAGCTGCCATGTCATTTATCTTCCTCCCCCAGCCCCGGCATCTTCCCGCTTTTTGATTTGCGGAGAATACGCAGCAGGACTGCCACGGAAATGGAAGCAGTGACAATTGCACCGACAGCTGGCGATACCTCAATGCTGGCCGGTGGCTTCATCAGGCTTAACGGCGTGTTGATGATTCCGGCCATGATTTTCGCCATGGGTACGGAGAAGAACACGCCACTGATAAACGATATCAGCGCAAAGATAGCCTGCTTCCAGAGTTGATGGGGATCTGAGGTCAGAACGTATAGCGCCGTTCCGGCGAGTGATCCGAGCATCACTGCTGGAGTCGCCTCCGGAAACAGCGTGGCAAAGGTTACACCGACTGATGACGATGTAAGACCAACGCCTACGATAGTGAAGGTCTCAGACATATTTATTCCGTGTGTAGTTGGTTCAGGCCCTCGGGACGATTTAACAAGAAGGCATGTCGAGGATGGTTCCCGGGGCCTAGAATAAAAAACCCGGCGACAGGCCGGGAAGATGAGGGTAAGGCAATGTCGGCTCTCTGTCCGAAGGGTCCCAGGTAGTGGGTACTGAGTGAGGCGTACCGCAAATAAAAAAGCCCAAGGCGTTAACCTCGGGCTTGAATTCTTTGTGTCGACAATCGAAGCTATGGCGACGATATCAGATTTACATGAAATATATGCGTTTCAATCCAGTTTTGCAAGACTTCTATCGAAATTTGTCGCCTTTTGTTGTGAACGTGATCGCGTAACCTGCAACAAAGCTCCACTGTCCAGGCGAAGGAAGATGCGGCGCATCTCAATCCAGCGGTCCGTAAACGTCTCAGACCAGTTCTTTGGCGTTACGTCGACCAGTTTCGCCAGCACCTGATATTCGTACGTCTCACGCCCCGCCAGCTCTGACTTAACGTCCTGCGCCGCCAGCCATATCAGCTTCTTCAGGCGCTCCATCGTTTTGCCGGCCACCTTCTTCGCGCCGAGCTGTTCCCGGAACTCTGCCCATGCCCACTGGGTAATCGCCACCTGGTGCTCGAAGCGGATATTCTCGCTGTAACTCCACAGCAGCCACGCTTTCTGATGGTCTTCCAGCGACAGCACCGCGCGGCGCCATGAGGCGGTGACGAACTCAATCGGCCCCACCAGCGCTATTGACGAACCCTTGGCGCGGGACTGGCTACCGCTCATCGCCGGGCCGTTCGGGTTAACTTTCCGGCCGGTGACCGGGTCGGTGATTTTCTTCCGTCCCCGGCTGCGCGCCGTCGCGGTGAATTGCGCGTTCTCGGCGAAAGCTACCAGTTGCCCTTTCGTTGCCCCGCTCAGATCTGCGGTCGCCACAATGAGCTGCTGACGTACGTATTCCAGTTGCTGACTGTTCATGCGGCTTCCTTATGTGGCTGGTTGGTTTTGGTCTGGCTGTGCTTTGCTACTGGTGGCAGGTTGGCGCGCTTAACCCAGCAAACCCACACCCAACCCTCAACCAGTCACACAACATCGGAGGAATAGGCCAGAGCAATCAGGAACTATTCAGCCAGCGCGGAAGCGGCATAACAATAGCTACCACTGAAACAGTAGGATGCATGTCCTCAAGTGGAGATACAAAAAACAAACATGGTTTTGGTTGGGGGCAGCAGGACTGGCAGAGCGGATATTGTCAACCTGTCATAACTCAGTCTGTCAACGGCGATATCGCGCACACACTGAAAGCGGAAGGATTTGACGGCAGCGAAGACGGCACTGGTCGCGGAACGCCGATTATCGCTATGGCTCACGGGCAGGGCGGTGCCGAGATTAAAACGGACAATTCCGCGCCTACGCTCACCTGCAACCACGAAGCGCCTATCGCTTCTTACGGCATTCCTGGCAACTGGATAGGCCGCGCACCGGAGAACGGAGGCAACGCAACAGAACCTATGCATGATGTTGCACCGTACCTCACTGTCGCCGACCGGCATGGAGTCGCAATGAGTATGTCAGTTCGCCGCCTAACGCCGATTGAGTGCGAGCGCCTTCAGGGCTTTCCTGATAATCACACTCTGATCGGCTGGCGCGGGAAGGATGCTGATGAATGCCCGGATGGCCCGCGCTATAAAGCCATCGGCAATAGCATGGCGGTACCTGTAATGCGCTGGATCGGAGAGCGCATCGCCGCAGCGCTGCCGATTGAAGAACCCACTCCGCGAAACTGGCAGCGCCCGTTCCTGAAATGGGCTGGCGGGAAATATTCGCTGCTTCCGGAACTGGATCGCCTGATCCCCGCGGGTAAACGCCTCGTTGAGCCATTCGTTGGGGGCGGTTCGGTATTTCTCAACTCCGAAAAGCACGAATCTTTCCTGCTTGCTGACGTCAATGCAGATCTGATTAACCTCTATCAGATGCTTGAAGTGGATCACATCAGAGTATGTTCGCTTGCCAGAATGCTGTTTGAGCGCGCCAACAGTGAGGTTGCGTACAAAGAGCTTCGGGATGAGTTTAATAACCAGCGCATGGGCGCGCCGGAGCGTGCAGCAGCCTTTCTCTTCCTCAATCGACACTGCTTTAACGGCTTGATTCGCTATAACCGTGAAGGTTTCTTTAACGTTGGGTGGGGCAAATACGAAGCGCCATATTTTCCCGAAATTGAGATAAAGGCATTCAAGCAGAAGTCGCATAAATGCGTGTTTATGAATGCTGGATATCGAAGGACTCTGGCGCTGGCCGGTGAGGGTGATGTTGCTTACTGCGACCCACCGTATGAGCCGTTGCCTGGTACCGCAGGTTTCACAAATTACGCCGCAGGCGGTTTCTCATGGGCTGATCAGATTTCACTTGCGGAAAGCTGTGTGGCAGCCCACCAGCGAGGCGCGAAAGTTCTTATCAGTAACTCAACAGCGCCACGAGTTCTTGAGCTTTATGAGCAGCACGGATTCACCCTTCACCATGTTGATGCCCGGCGGGCGATATCCAGCAAGGGCAGCACACGTGAGACTGCGAAGGATATCGTCGCCACTTTGGGGATTTAACCATGACGACAGAAAAAGACAACGCCATCCGCGCCGCCTGCCGCCGCTGCACCGAGGAAATACAACAAGCCATGCGCAAGAAGCCAAAGCCTAACTGGAACGAAACGGTGCCTCCCATCATCAACAAGCATCACAAGAAAATTGAAGCTCTGGGAGTTAGCCTTCTGGAGTTCGTCGTATACACAGGCAGGCTTAATCGCCGCTTCGGAGCCGAACAATGACAACAGAATTTAAATCCCTACCCGTCGAGCGCGACCAATACGGCTACTGGACTCACCCGCTTTACGATGAATTTTGCGATGGGCGCGAGTCTATCTCACCTGATGAATTTAACGCCTGGTTGGATAAGAACGGCCTTGAGTGGAAAGTGGAGTACCGCGATGAGGATGATGTCGATCCCGATGTGGACGGTTATGACATCTCAGCGTGGCAGCCCGAACCCCCAGCCGGTGATGGTTGGTTTGTCGGTTCAATTCACGAAACGGAAGATGGCGCCGTCTGCATCTGGCTGCGAAACGTTGGCGGTGCAGCATGAACAGAGCATCACCAGTTGATTTGAGGAAAAGCCTCGAAATCGCCAACCACCTCGCACACATCGGGATTCGCTTTGTGCCGATCCCGGTGGCGACCGAGGAAGAATTCCAGACGCTGGCCGCCGAGCTATCTCGACGGCTTGAGCAGATGGCAGTCGAAGCCGAGAAGAATGAAGGCGGTGCAGCATGACCAAATACGCGAAACTGGATAGCGAAGTGTTAAGCGCTATCGGCGCTCAGCCAACCTCGTTTTCGAAGATATTTAACCCTTCCGTCAGGCAGGAGTGCCTCGTCATTGCTGAGGCAGAAGGAAAGCACCCCATGGACGTCTTCCGCATTCTTGATCGCCGACTCCAGTCTCTCAGGAAGCTTGGTGTTATTCAGCACGTCAAAGGTAAAGGGTGGATACAGCCATGAAATCGCAAATAACCAGGTCGCTTAGTCGGCCTTTTTTATTGCTGGCGTTCACATTCAACCGAATTAACCGACAGTTCCGGGAGCATTGATTATGGCTGACATCATCGATAACGCATCAGAGGTTGAAGAGATTCAGCGTAACGCTGCCCTTTCCGCTCACCGCATCGACCGCAACGCCGTATCAGCTGAACGCTGTGAAGAATGCGACTAACCAATTCCCGAGCCGCGACGCGCTGCCGTTCCCGTCTGCCAGACATGCGCGGAGTGCCAATCCGTCCTCGAATTGAGGAATAAGCAGAGAGGACTGTCATGAATAACCGACAAGCCCGTAGGCTGCTTGGTGCTCACATCAATAACACATATCGAATCAGCAATAGACGCTGGTTGGTTTGGGTTAGCAATTGGCCTTTTGTTTGGGAGCACGCAAAGCCATCACCACGGCAGAAAAGGAAAGCTAAAGAGGTTGCTGCATACCGTGAGGAATTAAAACGCAGTCAGGAGCTTACCAATGTTCCAGCTAATTCAACGGGGTCAGATTTACGCTGACCAGCACGGTTGGCCCGTCATCATCCACAGTTGCACTTCTCAGATAGTCCGCTACTGGCGACAAGGCCGGGTCAACACCGCTTCAATCAACCGCTTGAATAACGATTTCGAACACCTCGATCACCGTGAGGTGGCGCAGATACGCGCCGAACTGGAGACGAGCGAGCACATTAAATCGCTGCGTGCCCAGCGCGCGGCATGAGGAGAGAGCGTGAAACCTTACGAATCGAAGAAATCGCAGTTCACCAGAAATCTGATCCGGCGGCGCCACGCTGAATGGTCAGAAAGAACCTTTGGTAATGTCGGTCCCGTCGGACCGCTGAAGCACCTTTCGAAAGAGGCGCTGGAAGCTGCCGCCGATCCTGGCGACATCAGCGAATGGGCTGATATGCAGTTCCTGCTATGGGACGCGCAGCGGCGCGCCGGTATCACCGATGAGCAAATCACCGCGGCGCTGGAAGAAAAGCTAAAGGTGAATATGGCTCGCCAGTGGCCGGAGCCGAAAGACGGCGAGCCGCGCCTTCACATCAAACCATGACGCAACTGATAGCCAGTTATGAGCTGGCTATTGGGTGCGAAAGCACCGCCTCACATCCCTTGATGTTATTGCCGCCTACGGGCGGCTTCTTTTTGCCTGGAGAAAACCATGAGCGACATTATTCAGTTGGTACCGAATAAATGGGTCACAGAGGAACTTTTAACTGCGACAACCGGCATGTCAAAGCACATGATTCAGCATGCCCGCCGGTCTACCTGGATGGAGGGAAAGCATTATCGCCATGTTGCCCCTGATATGGCACCTAAGCAAAACAGCCCAATCATGTATAACCGCGATGAGATAAACCACTGGATCGAGCACCAAAGCCCAGCGAAACGCCGGAGAATATCTGCTTAAATGTCCTTTGGCACATCAAACGAGGAATGATTATGGCAGCATACCCAACAGGCGTAGAGGTTCATGGCGAATCGTTACGCATATGGTTCATATATCAGGGGAAGCGTGTCAGGGAAAATCTCGGCGTTCCTGACACACCAAAAAACAGGAAAATGGCAGGCGAACTTCGGGCTTCAGTCTGCTTTGCGATAAAGACAGGCACATTCAATTATGCCTCGCAATTCCCTGATTCATCGAACGCAGAGAAATTCAGCACTGTCAGAAAGCAAATCTCACTACTTGAACTGAAATCGAAATGGCTTGGGCTTAAAGAGATGGAACTTAGCCTCGGGACGTTGAGGCGTTACGATTGCCACCTCACAACCACTATCGAAACAATTGGTGAGCACAGGTATATCGGCAGCCTGAACACTGAAGATATCCTTAGTGCCAGGAAGGAGCTACTGAACGGCTGGCAGAAGACCAGACATGGCCTAAATCATCCACCCAAAAAGGGAAGAAGCGTTCCTACAGTCAATAGCTATATGGCATGCCTTGGCGGGATGCTGGGCTTTGCTTTCAAAAGTGGCTACCTGAAAACCGATCTGATGGCAGGCATCTCCCCGCTCGCAAAAGAAAGGCCCATTCCAGACCCTCTGACTTCTGACGAGTATCAGCGAGTGATCGCGGCCTGCCCAACCCAGCAGTTTCAGAATATGGTTATCTTTGCGGTTAATACAGGCGTCCGGCATGGGGAGCTTAGCGCATTAGCCTGGGAGGATGTGGACACTATTAACTGGACAGTTACAGTGTCACGTAACTATTCCATGAAGGGTAACTTCACCCTGCCCAAAACCAATGCCGGGATTCGGACTATACAGTTGACCCAACCAGCAATTGACGCGCTTAAAGCGCAGATGCCACTGACCAGAATGATGGCGTCACACAAGGTAAGCGTCAGCCTACGGGAATACAAAAAAAAGAGAACCGATGAATGCACCTTTATATTCTCGCCGTCCATTACTTCAATGAACGGTAAGAAGACGATGTGCTACGTCCCCGGATCCATTAATTCAGCCTGGCGCACTGCCCTGCGTCGTGCAGGCGTCCGACAAAGACGGTCTTATGAAACCAGGAACACATATGCGTGCTGGGCACTGGTCGCCGGAGCGAACCCAAATTTCGTTGCGCACCAGATGGGCCATTCGTCAGCGCAAATGCTATTCACGGTTTACGGTAAATGGATGACCGAGAATAACCATGACCAGGTGGGCATTTTGAACGCATCATTTACTCAAAATGCCCCACCGATGCCCCATAGAAAAACCGCATAACCTTAACTATCTGATTTAACATATTAATATCACTTCAATCATGATTCATCTGGATGAGCAAGGTCGGATCGTTTGCCTTTAGCTTCCTGCCGGTAATGTTCTGTATCGCCATTCCTCTGGGTCTGGCGCGCGAAAACAAAGGCGTGGCGGCGTTTGCGGGCTTCGTTGGCTATGCGGTCATGAACCTTGCGGTTAACTTCTGGCTGACCGCCAAAGGGATCCTGCCGACGACCGACGCGGCGGTACTGAAAGCCAATAACATTCAGAGCGTGATTGGTATTCAGTCCATCGATACCGGGATCCTTGGAGCCGTGATCGCGGGGGTGATTATCGGGATGCTGCACGAGCGCTTCCACAACATCCGCCTGCCCGATGCGCTGGCCTTCTTCGGCGGGACCCGCTTTGTGCCAATCATTACGCTGGTTGTGATGGGTCTGTTTGGTCTGATCATCCCTCTGATTTGGCCGATTTTTGCCATGGGGATCACCGGGATTGGCCGCATTATCAACGGCGCGGGTGATTTCGGCCCGATGATTTTCGGTACGGGTGAACGTCTGCTGCTACCGTTTGGTTTACAGCACATCCTGGTTGCCCTGATCCGCTTTACGGAAGCAGGCGGCACCATGGACGTTTGCGGTCATTCCGTTAGCGGCGCGCTGACCATCTTCCAGGCCCAGCTGAGCTGCCCGACCACTCACGGCTTCTCTGAAAGTGCGACGCGTTTCCTTTCTCAGGGTAAAATGCCTGCCTTCCTCGGCGGCCTGCCGGGTGCTGCGCTGGCGATGTACCACTGTGCCCGTCCGGAAAATCGTCATAAAATTAAAGGTCTGCTGATCTCCGGCGTTATTGCCTGCGTGGTGGGCGGTACGACAGAACCTATCGAGTTCCTGTTCCTGTTCGTGGCACCGGTACTGTACCTCATCCACGCCGTACTGACGGGCCTGGGCTTTACCGTGATGGCTGTGCTCGGTGTGACCATCGGTAACACCGACGGTAACGTGATTGACTTCGTGGTATTCGGTATCCTGCACGGCCTGTCCACCAAGTGGTATCTGGTGCCGGTTGTGGCCGCCATCTGGTTCGCGGTTTACTACGGGATCTTCCGCTTCGCCATCACCCGCTTCAACCTGAAAACGCCTGGCCGCGATACCGATACGGCCACCAGCGTTGAACAGGCGGTGGCCGGTACCGTTGGGAAATCCGGATATAACACGCCGGCTATTCTGGCGGCGCTGGGCGGTGCGGATAATATTACCTCTCTGGATAACTGCATCACCCGCCTGCGTTTGTCGGTGGCGGACATGTCCAAAGTGGATACCAACGCACTTAAAGCTAACCGGGCTATTGGCGTAGTACAGTTAAATCAGCACAATTTGCAGGTCGTCATTGGCCCGCAGGTACAGTCAGTGAAGGATGAGCTGGCAACCCTGATGCGAACCGTCGAAGCCTGA